GTATAGTTTACATCTACATCTCTTGTGTTGGATGTTCCTGTAATTGTTTCACCATCAACGAATGTTCCTTCTACACTTTGTAATTCTAATTCTGTAACAGCAAATAGACCTTGTGTAAATGATTGAGATGATACAACAACAGCAGTTGCACCAGATGTTTGTCCTGTGATAACCTGATTAACTATTTCATCACCTGTAACATTCGCACCAGCAGTTACTCTGATGGTAACTTTTTGTGTCCACTTACCATCTGAACTTCTCATCAATCTTTCTGTTGGATAATTTATCTGTGGTGTTTCACCTAAGAAAGCTTTGAAAAATAATTCGTGACCTTTTGATGTTCCTTTTGCACCATATAAATCTTTTATATTTTTTATTAACTTTCTTTTAGATACACCTGTTGCCAAAGTTTCTGGAATTGCGTTCATGAATTGGTCACGCATGTTATCTAAGAAATCATAGATAGTGTTATCTACATTGGCATACTCTAAAAGTTGTTGAATGTTTTGTATTGGGTTTGCACGATATGATGTTATGGTTGCCTCTGCACCAGATGTACTACCTGTAATTGTTTCACCTGTAATAAATTTTTGTTGAGAAGTTATGTACAAACATTTTTCTCTACCATGTTCTACTAAGATTTCAGCAGTTGCTTTTGATGTCGCACCTGTAATTGTTTCACCTGTTACAAATAATCCTGTAGTACCTGTTCCTGTTTCAGTAACAATTCTACTTTCATCTTGATGTTGATTTGCTTCATGATTTTGTAAAATAAATTCTAGTGTGTTAGTTTCTAATCTTAAATAATCTAACTCGCCAGAATAAGTAATCCTACCTGCTTCTAAGTATTGGTAATAGTGTTTAAGGAATCTTGTAAATGATTGGTGGTCTGACTGTACAAAGTCAGGCACTTGCCCCTCAATGAGTGGGGAAATTTTTGTTACTAGTTTTGAATCATTCTTTGCCATTCATCTAATACGCCGAAGTGGTTGAAGTAGATGATGGTGTTGTAACAGTTGTGGTTGATGTTGTTCCTGTTGCAGTTACACTATAACCCAAACCTGTAGTTGCTTGTGCATCAACATTACCACCTGTTGTTGTATTAACTAAATCTATTTCTAGTATTTGATTTCTTACTGGCACTACATCATTTGAATTTGGTATCGCAGTTATACGAATCTGTGTTGAAGCTGTACCATCAACATCTGATACTGCTGAAATAAATAATGAAGTTGTACTAATTATGCCGTTAATATAATCTACTGTACCAGCAGTAGAATTTAAATATGTTCTAACACCTGCTGTAGTTACAGAGTAAATTCTTAAATTACCAGAACCATCATCATCAAAAAAATATTCTGTTGTTGTATCATTATCTAAATAAAATCCTGTAGATGCAATCACTCCACCAGCATCTTTATTATATCCTGTATGTGGATTATAAAATTTATTATTAAAGTTAATTGTGTATGATGATGAAGAAGCAAATGGTGTAAAAAATTTACCCATAGTAACTGTGGTTGTATTGTTTAATATAGATGTATCAGTATCATCAATCAATCCTGTAAGTTTAGAATGTCTAAACGAACTATTAAATTCTTGTAAGTCAGTTGAGTTAAAATTAGAAATGGTTGTTGCAATTAAACTTGCTAACTCATCTTTAGTATATGTGGTTGCAGTTGAATCATAATTAAATGTTACATTTAAAATTATAGAAGTTGTCTCTGGGTCTACAATAACAGGTGTGATAGATGCAACTTTAAATGGAGCAAACGCTGCCACTAAGTTACTCTTTTGTACAGTTGTTAAGTTAGAACCTGTTGTAGATTTAATTGAGATAAACACTTTACCATATTCTGGGTTAGATGATACACCTGTACTTGTATCAAAACTTCCATCTTCTCCACCCCAAACAGAAACCGCCTGAGTGTTTGCAAATAATTTTTTAGTGTAGGTTTTATAATCATCTACCGTTACACATCTACCTTGAGCAGAATAATCTAATGGTGCATTTAATTTAATAGAATCTATACTCTCTGATTCTGCACCACCTACTGCACCTGAAACAGAAGTAACTGTAACAGATGTTACACTATCAATACTTGTAGGTGAACTAAATGAGTTTGCACCATTTGCTAAACTTTTATTCGTAACCACATATTGTAGTATGACAATGTTACCATCTGATAATGCTTTACTAACTGTGCCATCACCAAAGTAAACTTCAAACAAACCACTATCAGTTTCTTGTAAATAATAAACTGTACTGTTAGATGATAACTGAGTTATGTCTGTTGCTTTAGTATAGGTAGTTGTACTTGTATCAGAATTTGATGTTTGCACTTTAACTGTAAGTGTAGATGTATCAGCATTCGCATCACCCAAAGTAAATCTTTGGTCTACATCAGAAGTGTCTACTGTATATCTTGTAGTAAGATAAGTACCTTCATAAATGTTTACACTATCGAAAGGAACTGTACTACCTGTGTTACTTGCCGTTACATCTGCAATGGTAACGAATTGATAATCTGTTCCATCAACAACAGTAGTGAACGCTGTTCCTGCCGGCATAGTTTTTGTACTTGCACTTGTCGACAAACCAACATTGATTACTGCGATTGGAGCTCTAGGTGATGATACTTCATAACCTAAACTTTTTGCATGTGATACTACACTTGAACGAAGTGATGCACTATCTAAAAACATTTCATTTGCCAACATGTTAGCATTGAATCCTAGATAGTGTGTGTTGTATGCCAATGTGTCTAGTAAGATACTCATACCAGAACCTTCAAAGTCATAGTCTTTAAATTCTGTTTGTGCTTTTAGAAAAGTCTTTAGATTATCTTTGATGTTATCAAAGTCTAATTCGGTTACTCTTAATCTTTTATCATTTACTGCCATTATCGTAATCTCTCTAGCATGACCGATAGGTCTACTAATTCTGTGGGTGCGTTAACTACATAAAATTCTATGGTTACATTGTAAGCATTTCTATCATAGTCTGGTAATGCTCTTACCGATACTAATCGACATCTTGGTTCAAAATTTTCTATAACATCTTCTATCTTTTTTGTTATAACTACCGAAGTCATTGGATTCATATTTTCAAATAATAACTCACGAACCCCACCAGATATTTCTGGGTGAAATGGTTTCTCAAATGTGTTCAAATTAATTAGATTTCTCAATGACCTCTTGACCGCCTGCACATCAGTTACTTTATTGACATCAGAACCTACTGTTCTTTTACCAAAGAATAAATCTAAGTCAGAGTATTGTCTAACATTACGACTAATATTATTTTGTGCTTGTGCATCTTTATATGCTGACATTGGAAATCCCTAACTATTTAATTATTATTTATAAGAGAATACTATGTCTTCCTGTTTTTTTTATACCTGTTATCGTAATAAATAAAACCAGCAGAATCTTCTTTCCAATTCCAATCTCCCTTTTCCCTCGCATTTATTAGAGCTTGTTTACGACCTAGACCATTTTTCATACCCTCATCAAAAGTAACACTATCGAATTGACGAGTAAGGGCGTATGCTGGCAGTTGGTATCTAGACCCATCATTCCTGTTAGCATTTTTAAATATTCTATCTACATCTTTATCGGAAAGTCTTTGTATGGCTTTATCTTGATTAAAGAAATTTTTATATGTGCCTGGAACATATGTTCTTAAAGAAAGATAGAGTTTAAATCCATACAATTTTTCTTTTGTCTCAGGAACAACAGTTCCTGTTTTTGTTGCCCCAGATACTTCTTCTTTATTTTTTTCTATATCTTTAGTTTTTAAAGATGCGTTAGTTTCTTTATCAACTTTAGGTGTTTCTTCTTTTACAGATTCTTTAGATGGTAATGTAACTTCTGCTGGTAATTCAACAGGAACTAATTCCCCATCTGGTAATTGTAAGTTCGGAAGTAAGTCTCCGATACTCCCACCTGCTAGTATTTGTCTAGCAAGAGATTCAATATCCAATCCTTTAGCTTTCATTGCTGGGCCAAACTGTGATGTTATGTTTGCGACTTGTGATTGATATTGTGGTGTTCCTATATCAAAATTAGTTAGTGTTGCAAATTCAGATTGCATATTTATATTTGGTATTGTTGGTAACTCTGGTATCATATCTACAAATGAATTTTGTAAATCACTTACTTTAGATTCTAGACTTGCAAGAATAGTACTTGCATCTCCACCATGATTTGCAAGAAGACTATCTTTTAATGCTTTAGCATCAGTCAAAGATTTATTTAACTTTTCATTTGCACCTTGTAAATTGTTATTTGAAAAAACTGCCATTCTTTATTCCTACGCCACTGGCGCCAATGTGTTACCTTGTGCTGTTGCATCTGCACCTGTATCAGTTTGTGAATGTATATGACCTGTAAGTTCTATTGCAGTACCAGAACCATTGTTTGCAGTAACTGTACTTCCATCACCACTAAACAATAATGAACCAACTGCTTCTGATTTAATATCTAGTGTTGTCGCTGCCTTAACAGTCATAGTTGTACCAGAAGATATGGATGTACTCGCAACACTAAAGGTTGTTAAATTTTCTTTTGCAAGTATCCCTACACTCTTGAGTGAAGTAATCTGATAATTATCGGTAGCAGTAATATCAACACTACCACCAATACTTCTAGTTTCTTTACCACCGATTGTAATATCAAAATCTTTTGCAGTTCCTTTTTCTGTTGTACCGACTGCACCTACAACAGAGTTCGCAATATTAAATGCATGGTTACCTTTTATTTCTTCTTCCAGATTACCACCAGATTCTCCAGCACCAATCTTAACTTGTTCCGACTTACCAATTTTTCTAGTGAAGTTACCACCAACTTCTAATATGTAATCACCTTCTATAAGTTCTCTCTTATCTCCACTACAAGTTAAATTAATATCCCCTCTCACATAGACATTAGATTTACCAGCAATCAATTCATAGTTGTCACCAACCACCTTAACTGTCTTTGTACCATCAGCAATAATTTCTTCGTAAGTTCCAGCGGCATGTTGTGTGTATAACCTTTCCCCATCTGGGGTATCGTCTACTTCTTTGATGTGTCCAGATTCAGATTCGTGTACATGATTGAAAGGATAGAGTCCTGTCGAACCTGATAACTCACTTCCTCTAGGTATAGGTTCATCAAAGCTTCCAGCAGTTTCTAATTTACTTGCAGTTGATACTGTGGATACATGTGGTTTAGTTGCCGTAGGTATATCTTTAAATTGTGTATCTCTACGATTGATAAGAGACCTATGACTCTCTGCATCTTCATCTCTGGCAAGTCTTGACACATCTGATTCGTCTAGTCCATGACCTGAATGAAAAATAGTTTCATTTGGGTATTCACCGCTTGGGTCATTAAAACCTTTGGTAAGATCTGCTTCGGTTTGTGGATTGCCAGGCAACGAACCCATGATAACAGGTTGTTGTTTTTCGTTTGCATCACGAAAGAATCCAACGACCCATGTTCCCTGTACAAGAAAAGATGGGGTGTTACCGAGACCTTGCATAGATGGGTCAGTAACAGGATGCATAACATGTGCCCACGGCAAGTCTGCTGATGGGATATCATTTAAATCTTCTGTGTGGTAACCTAGACATCTAACTTGTACTCTACCTAGTTTAGCAGGGTCGTCACGATTTTCTACAACTCCAGTAAACCATACGAAACCATCTAGGCCCATAAAATAGTTTTCGTTCATGTGTTTATTTATACAGTTAGATTAAAACTTATATTTAGTTTTGATTTCTATTTTGTGTGAGTTGGTAGAATTATAAATTTCTGTACCTTCCCATTTACCCTTGATAGCAAATCTGTCGGATAGTTTCTTTGCAAAACCAAACTCATAAGACTTACCAATATCGCCATCACCTAAACTCTCACCATTGTTAAATGATTCTACGACACCAAGTTCACCATAGAAAGATAATCCACTTGGCGTTTTCCATGTGTTACCCAAACGAAGATGATTGATGGTGCTAGAGTAGTCACTATCTTTCATTTTGAATTCATGTTTAGATGCAAGGTAAGGTTCTGCAAAAACAAGGTCTGCAAAACAAATGAATAGTATTAAGTAAATGAAGTATTTCATGCAATTATTTATACTAAGAGTTGTAACGATAATCCAAATAGATATTACCAGCAAGAATAATTCTTTCCCCAATCATCTCATTTGCTTTAGGAACTTCATGCGTAACATGGCCTGGGAAGATTACGATTTCATCTGGTTTCGGAAAGACTTTGAGTTTTGCTTCACGAAAGTATAGAGGTGGAGCATTCTCTGGCACTTGTAGATAATAACACCACGACCAAAGTGCAGGGCCATGCGTATGAGGCTTAGTGTGATGATACTGTTCGTAGATTG